TAAAGATTTTATCAACATTATCATAACATAACTTCTCAATTGATTTGATATAAACACCGAGGGCTAGACAATATCTAGCACTTCGTGGTTGTATACATCGCATAACAAGCAGCGCCCACAACTTCTGGCTCATGTCGTATCCTTCAGCCTTCCCAAATGTTTTCATTCGAGAGTCTTTCAAAGATACAGGACAGGTCAATAAGTTGTAATAAGCGTTCAAATAAATTGTTCGCTTTCTTCCTTTATATGAGTTTACCATTTTCATCATAGACCACGGTGTCATTGTCTTAGTATTTTTCATAAATTCAACATTAAATTCATGCAACGTACGTTTGACAAAGTCAACTCCAGGCCTAAAAGGCTCGACTAACATGCCATTAACACGTCTATAGAACACTCTCTCATTAACTGAGCGTAGTAAATTCAAAAACGAATTATTAATGTACTGAAAGTCCCTAGCACCCATCATGCCAGGTAACACAGAAACCTTGCGAATTTTCTTCAAACCTCCGATACTAGTAATTTTAATACCAGGATGGAGTTGTTCAAATAACTCAGCTGTGTCAATTCCGGGTAGAACTGACAGGTAATCTCACTTTGACTTAGGTGGTGCCATTATTTCATAGTACCACTTACGCCAATAAGCCTCCCAGGTAAGTCTGCTAGATACCGATTTTGATTGTGTAGACGTGTGTAGGAAATGTACTTCGACAATATAAAATATAATCTTGTACGTATTTCTCCTAGATATCTTCAACTTTTTACAATAACGATTAATAGTGTGATGTAATATCGCTCTATTTTCGGTACTGTCAGCCATCAATGGAAATTGGATTTTCATCTCAACTGCCATTGCTGCAACCAAGGACGTTATCTGGTCCAGTGATGTAAATTGCCGGGTGGTATACATCTTACCAGGTGATTCTGACTCTTCGCCATCTGTCATTTTCACAACAATGCCGAATTCCTCGGGTTCACCTATCTCATTTTCCATTTTCCAAAATATTTGCTTGAGCAAATCGTTGGCTGGGCCATGGTTTACTAACCACCGTCCAGGTAAAATGAATGAAAACAACTTAGTTGCTTTAGAGAGCATAATTTCCTCCTTCTCAGGATCCTTATGCCCGGCTACTCCAGCGCCGAAGGACTTGGAGTGGGTAAAGTCTTGTCTGAAACAAGACTTGTCATCTCATTGGATGGACACAACAGCATCAGATGAATTGATGTTGTTGTTACCACTTGGTGTAGAAGGACATCCAGGGTACTTGGAATAATCCTCTCGGATTATACCACTATCCACAATGTCTTCCTTCTCCGCTGTCTTGGTTTGGTTTCCTGTGACAACTCTAACAATGGCTTTCCCTAATGAATTTAATTCCATGGGTTTCAATTCTTTGGGCATAGGAGCATTGAGTGTGGCCTGTGATGGATGACCTTTGATAAGCTGTTTTGCCTGTTTATCAACGATAGCCATCTTTTCCTTGCGTGTTTGACGCTTAACAAATGCACTTGCTTCCAACATTTGCACTGTTTGATCATTCATTCGTTCATGATGATTGTCGTACGCTAGTTCAATATCACTACCAGACATCTTGCCTGTTGGGACATCGCGGACACTTGCGCGATCCGGTGCGGAAGCTGGCAAGGTTCGTAATGACACAGACTGGGACAAGGTTGGGGAGTCAGGGTAATATACTGGGGCCAATTGGT